CTACACTCTTTCCCTACACGACGCTCTTCCGATCTTATAAGTTAATCAAATTCTAATTTCTTTATATATGTCTCATTTGCTTATATGGTGGTTCGATTCCACGCTGAGTGGCAAATTTAAATCTAAATTCGTTATGAAAAATAAATATCAGATAACAGGTGTCAGATTATTCATGCTAATGGAGGAAGGAACACTGTGAAATTGCCAACACCAATCATTATTAATGATATAGAAAAATACAGACGCGAAATACGTGTTACTCATAAGTGTGTTAGCATTAACCTCTATCATGTTGGTTACCGTAAATTCTTTGGTCATAATATAAATTGTATAATCATGCTGAATGAAGAAATTTTAAAAATAGTCTTGAACAATAAAACGTTTGGGCAGAGAGAGGCTGCTACTATTGTAGGTGGCAGAGGAAGATTGTTCAGATTGGTTGGGACTGGTGCTATACGCGCTGAAAAGAAACCTGCCGATAGACAAAATGGAAGATGGTATTGTAATGCCTATGATGTAATCAAGCATGCTGCTTTAAAGTATTAATTATTTAAAATGAAAACAGTTATACTAAGTTAACGCGCTGATTTTTAGGTTGTTATAATTTTGATGCAGCGTAAATAATGATTACCTTTATATACCAAATAAGGAATTAATAATCAATAAGTTATGAAAAGAACACCTGTACTTTCGATCTGGAGTATATCATTTATAATGACAGTGATATTCGCTGAAAGTTTGAATGTAGTATTTTGGATGTCGTTTGCTGTATTTGCAATGATGTCAATCTATATCGAAAAGAATAAAAATAGACTTGAAAACGAAAGTGAATAATCAAAATTATACAACTATGAAAACAAAAGAAGAACTGTTGGCTATGAGCCATGAGGACCTTGTAGAATATGCAATAGAAAAACAGAATGCTGCTATGGTTGCTGAATATCTGTCCAAACAAAACGCTAGGACTAAAGAGATATTAGCTGCTATCGGCATTGCTTATGAAACTTATAAAAGAGAGGTAATATGAATGAAGAATTAGCATATTTAGAAGCCGAACTTCAAAAAGTAAAGGCTTGCGAGCTTGACTACCTTCCTGATTATGGATATTCTTCTAAATCTGAAATTGTTAAGTTAATCGAGGATGATATCGAAGAGCTTAAAGCTGAAAAATCTGCAAATGAATTTGATTATACCGATGAAGAATTGGAGTACGAAAGAACACAGTTGTGCTGTTCTCTTGGCATATCAAGATATTGTTAAACTTTAAAATATTAGAGTAATGGAAGAACAAAAGCAAGTTACAGAATTGCAAATTATCCAGGCTAAACAAGCTGCCGAATTTGCAATGACACCAGTAGGTCAGACTGTGAAACAATTTGAAATTATGCAGCGTATGGCTAACATGTACACAACAAGCACCATCGTGCCTGACACTTACAAAGGCAACGTAGGCAACTGTGTAATAGCCTTAGATATGGCTATGAGAATGGGCTGTAATCCTCTTATGTGTATGCAGAACCTTTATATCGTGCATGGCAACCCTGCTTTCAGCAGCAAGTTCCTGATTGCCACTATTAACGCAAGCGGTCGTTTTTCCCCACTTAGATATGAATTCAAGGGAGAAGAAGGTACACCTGAGTATGGATGCCGTTGTGTTGCCTATGAATCATCCGATAAAGAACACAAGGAACCGCTTCATGGTGACTGGATTACCATGGGGATGGCTGAAAGGGAAGGCTGGATCAAGAAGAGCGGTTCCAAATGGCAGTCAATGCCAAGCCAGATGCTCCGTTATCGTGCGGCTGCTTTCTGGCAGCGTGTTTATTGCCCTGAAATCTCGATGGGATTAATCACCAAAGAAGAAGCCGATGATATTCAGGACGCAGAATATGAGGAAATCCAGGATAAAGGCACGAAAGACAAACTTGCCGAGATTGCTGCAAAAGCCGCAGGTGTCAAAGAGCAGTCCCAGGCGGAGCAATCCGCAAACCAAACTCAAGATTATGCGAATAATAAACCTGTTCGAAAGTCATTATTATAATGGAAGTACAACATTCTATAGAATGGTTCCGCAAGCGGCTCGGTAATTTTACCGGGTCGCAGGTCGGATTGCTAATGAAAAAAGGAAGAACTGATTATTTCTCCGATACAGCCAAAACTTATATTTATCAAGTTGCATCAGAAAGGGATATGAATCCTGAAATCGTTAATGATGATGTCGAATTTGAGAAATATTTGCATCAGGTCTGTATTAATACCAAATCCATGCAATGGGGAACAGATCAGGAAGAAAATGCCAGAGAACTATATGAGAGAATTACAGGTCGGCATATTGTTGAAACAGGGTCATGTAAGCATCCTACTGTAGAGCATTTCGCAAGTAGCCCTGATGGTTATTATTATGATGAAGAAACTGGTGAAAAAGGCTGTTTGGAAATCAAATGCCCGATTCAAAGTACTTTCATGAAATATAGAAGCGAAATATACGACAGTAAATCGCTGCTTGATACCAAATTTGAATATTTCTACCAATGTATGGCTCACATGATGTGTACTGGTGCGCAATGGACTGATTTTGTTGTTTACAATCCTTTCCAAAATACTCCTATTCATATTGTAAGAATATTACCGGATGAAGCGGTGTTTGCAGAAATGGAGAAGCGCATCCGTGTGGCTGATGATATTGTCAAAGAACTGGTTGATGTAGAATGATGGGAGAACTATTAATAAAAGAAACGCAGCTTCATCGTATTATCCGCAAAACCAGCAGGAAGCCATGCGAATGCAAATGCTCATTATGCAAAATGCAATGTCATACTCCATGTCTCGGAACTCCGCAGGATATAGAAAGGCTTATAGATGCAGGATATGCCGATAAGTTGGCTCCAATCCTTTGGGGAGTTGGCATGATAATGGGCGTAATTGATGTTCCTATTCCAATGATTCAAGCCATAGCTGGTGACGCCTACTGTGTGTTTTTCCACAATGGCTTATGTGAACTCCACGACAAAGGATTGAAACCTACCGAAGGGAAATTGTCTCATCATTCTATCCGTCTGGATAATTTCAAACCATCCAAAAGCATTTCGTGGAATGTCGCTAAAGAATGGCTTTCCGAAGAAAATGCAGAAGTTATTGAACGTGTAGTTGATAAATTTAGTAGAAACTTAAAAACAATAGAGCGATGAATACAAGCTATAAAGAAAACACCCCTGACAACTTTTGGCAAATCAGATGGCTTGACAGGTATATGGAAGGTCACAACGGGTTCATTGCAGGCGGGTGTTTTAAAAACATCCTTTCCGGTGAACGTGTAAAAGATATAGATGTATTCTTTGAAAGCAACGATGACTTCCAAGATGCAGTAGATTTATTCAATAGCGACGGCTATGTGAAAGATGGTTGGAAATTCAAATATCGAAATGAAAAGGTTTGCGCCTTTCAGAAAGATGGTGAAAAGGTTTGGGTTGAGTTTATCGAATCCGAATTTGGCACACCAGAGGAAATACTTAGAAGTTTTGATTTTACCGTTGCAAAAATGGCTTATTTCAAGAAGCCACAATATAACGATAATAACGACGATGATGATATTCCTTTTTTATCCAAAGAAATAGTCGGTTATGAATATCGCCTGCTCCACCACGAAAATTTCTTCGAGCATCTTCACATGAAAAGGCTGGTTATTGATGAAAATATTCCTTTCCCAATTAGCACATGGGAGCGTACATATCGGTATAAAGGATATGGTTACAACATGTGCCGGGAAACCAAGAAAAAGCTTTTAGAAGCTATTCAGAAAACGAATTTAGATTCTGCCGATTTGTCTATGTACAATAATGGTGGATGGGACTAATAAAAATATTGAACAATGGACACACAGATAGCAATCCAGGAAAGCGATCTTGAACTGGTCGTCAGTGAAAAGACGTTAGGTAGTCTTACTACCAACGCAATTCAAATCAGAGATATGGTAAAAGCAGCTTTGCCAATGTATGATATTTCCAATTATAACGATGAGAATATCGATCAAGCGAAGAAAGACAAGGCAGCTCTCAACAAGGCGGCAAAAGTACTCAATGCCAAACGTCTTGAAATTGAAAAAGAATTTATGAAACCTTTCGGGGAGTTCAAGGACATTGTAAATGAAACCGTGAAACTCATCGGCGAGTGCTCCGCCAAGATTGACACGGTAGTCAAACAGAACGAGCAGCAATACAAGGACAAGAAGAAAGCCACTATCAAAGCTTACTTTGACGGTATGAATGCAAACCTTGTGGACTTCAACAAGGCATTTAAACCGGAGTGGCTCAACAAATCCGTAAGTTATAGAAGTGCATGTTCTGATATTGATGCCATATTTGCTAAGGTTGAAAACGAACTCTCCACGCTGAAGGGGTTTGGTGAGGATTTCGATGTCCTCCGTACTTATTATATGGATACGCTCAATATCGCATCTACTATCCAGTATGCCAACCGCCTGAAGGAACAGCGTGAGCGTGCCAAAGCAGCAGAAGAAGCGCGAATCAAGGCTGAACATGAAAAGAAAGCCGCCGAAGAAGCCCGAATGAAAGAGGAGACAGAACGAGCCAAGCTGAATCCAGTCAATCCGTTTGCAAGAGTCAGTCAGCAGGTCACCAATGAACCGCCTTCCTTTGTCGAGCAAACCAAAGCTCAGGAATCGGAGCTTCTGACGAGAACTTTTACTATTACCACAACTCGTGAAAATATAATCGCTCTTGGTGACTTCATGAATGATAATAATATTGATTTCGACAAGATTGAACTTGCAGATACCCTCTGCAATACAGATTTGAATTCCATTGTCAGAATGCTTGAATATGGTGCAAATCTGATAGACAAAACCGCTACCAAACCTTGCGAAGCAGATAAGGCAAGGCAATTCAGAAACATGATAAAGAAAATTCAAAAGAAAATAGAACAATGAAAATTACAATCAACAAACCGACCGAGTTTGAGGCGGTCTATCTGAAAGTAGATGCAGGTGTCCGCTATTGGGAAGACGCAGAAGTTAACGGAGTGAGAGACATTGATTTGTGCGAGAGTAAAGGCATAGGTAAACCTCTTATGCCTTGTGCTGTACAAATAAAAGAAGAGGCTGATTACAATATATATTCAGACCATTATCGTTGGCGACCTATTATAGCAATTGAGACAGGACAAATAGTCAACTGGACGCAAGGAACAACTGCCAATATTCACTATAAAGTGTGCGATGATTTTATATGTGATATTACTGATGAAGACCACATCGCCATTGCTTCTTATGACGGCTATGTACCTAAGATTATGTGTCCGGCAGATGAAGGATATGGCGACTACATCATTATGAATATTGATGAGAATGGATTTATTCAAGGATGGGAAAAAGAATTGATTAGTAGAATTATAAAAGAGCAGGAGGATTAAATGAAAGCATTATTTAAAATGGACTTCGATTGCGGAAGAATGGGTAATCTTGAAGGAGTATTTATTGCAGACACAGAAGATGTCGAATACTTAGTGAATAACAAAATCAGTGTTTACTTCGGTGAAGTACTTGGCAAACACTCTGAAATATCCTGGTGTGTGGCTGAAAGTGAAATCAAACAAATAACCACCGATGAGAATGTAATCAATATAGTTGAAGAATATGGGCTCAACAGTGGGTATAATCCATTTGAATACACTCTTTGTACATCAGAAACGGAAGATATACCAGACAACGGAGTTGATTGGGATGATTGTACTGTACAAGAATACATAGACTTTATGAGGAAAGGTATAATACCCCAATATTACGAGAAAGATTATAAAGAATGGCTAAGTAGCCAAAAGGAGGATTAAATCATGCAAGACTATATTTCAGACTGGTTCATCCCGATGGACTTCGGTAATGATATGCCGGATGCAGAGCCGAACGGTGAGGACAACTTTAATTTTGACTGAAAGTGGTATGAAAAAGTATATTTATTTAATCCTGTTTCTGATAATAGGAATTGTTGTCGGAAATAGGGTATTCAATCACTTACATGCATGGCTGGGCATAACAATAATATCAGCCACAATAATTTTCTTTATTTACAAACTGATTAAAACATTGAAAGATGAAAAGACTGATTAAGTTAACGATGGTCTGTATGACCTTGGTAATGTTTACCTCTTGTGAGAGAGTAGCCCCTAATTATGCAGGTGTCCTTATGGAGAATTACGGCAAGCAGGGAAAGGAAGATTTTAAGATTGTTTCCGGCAAAGTGTCTACATGGGAATTGGGCACAGAACTTTTCCAGGTTCCACTATTCGATCAACGTGGAGAATTCGCTGAAGCTGTCACACTGAAAGCTGCTGACAACACGGAGTTCAAAGCGTGTCCTACATACAGCTATAAAGTTATCAAGGACCGTGCCATTGATGTTGTCTTTGACAACAAGCATATTGGTCGTGGAAGTGACTTTATGTCTTCGTTGGAAGATAACATTTTGGAACCACGTATATATGATTTGATAAAGGAGGAAAGTCGGAAGCATAAGACCGATAGCCTGATGGCTGACGGAGGGTCGTTGGTGTTTGAGAAACGGTTGGAACAGATAGTTGACATGGAGTTTGAAAAAAGAGGTCTGCAACTGCTCACATTCTCCGCACAACTGGAGTTCTCCGAAAAGGTCCGTGAGAAGATTGACAGCCGGAATGAAGTGAACACCAATATATCCGTACTGGACCAACAGATTGAGGAGCAGAAGAAACGCAACGAGCTGGAACAGTTGAAAACCGAACAGGCTCTTATCCAGTCAAAAGGTCTTACCAAAGAAATTCTTTACAAACAGTTCATTGACAAATGGGATGGGAAGTCGCCGATTTACGGTTCTATCCCTGATTTGATCAGAATACAGAAATAACGTTGTTAACCTTGCCTTCCCGGTCTGTGAAGATAGGGAGGCAAACGGGAGGTTGGCGGAAATGGCAGACGCTAATCAAGATGTAAGGTGCAAAATTCTAGGATAACCGTTAATATCCAAGCCGGCAACCTACGAGACATCTTAGGGGAGCTGACTTGAAATCAGTGAACTGCAAAAACACCACTCATGCAGGTTCGAATCCTGCACCTCCCACTATAAATGAATAAACGTTGAATATAAAACTTTAAAAGAATTAATTATGATGCATACTTGGTTTGAATGCAAAATCCGTTACGAAAAGGTAATGGAAAACGGCATGAACAAAAAAGTAACTGAACCCTATCTGGTTGACGCGTTGAGCTTTACTGAAGCGGAAGCACGCATCATTGAGGAAATGACGCCGTTCATTTCTGGAGAATTCACGGTATCTGACATCAAACGCGCCAACTACAGCGAATTGTTCCCCAGCGAAGAGGAAGCTGCCGACCGCTGGTTCAAGTGCAAGCTGGTTTTCATCACATTGGACGAGAAAAGCGGTGCTGAGAAAAAAACGTCTACCCAGGTATTGGTACAAGCTGCCGACTTGCGTGACGCAGTGAAGAAATTGGACGAAGGTATGAAAGGTACAATGGCTGACTATCAGATTACATCGGTAGCGGAAACTGCCATTATGGATGTATATCCGTACAGCGCAGAAGTATCAATGTCAGATACTATTAGCGAAAACGCGAACTCTCCCGTTGTGCGCAATTTCATTCAGTCACTCCCGGAAGGCTGCAAGACAACCATTACCGTAGGAGGAAAGCAGGTTGTGGTTGACAAGACCGGCAAGGACACAGTAGTAACTCCACAAGACAAAGAAAGCGATGACATACGAGGAGATGATTAAAAAAGCGCAGTCGTACAAAATGCGCTGGAAGCCGAAGAATGACGAGCACCGCATACAGTCCGCTTGTGTCCGCTGGTTCCGTTTAAAATATCCGAAACTTAAAAACGTGCTTTTTGCTGTTCCCAATGGTGGCAGACGTGATGCCATCACCGGAGCGAGACTGAAGGAGGAAGGTGCGACCAGCGGAGTATCAGATTTGATACTGCTGAAGAGCAACCGCTTCTATGGAGGACTTTGCATTGAGATGAAAAAGCCGGGAGGACGCCAGTCTCCTGCACAAAAGGAATGGCAGAAGGATGCGGAAGCCAACGGAGCGAAATACGTCGTCTGTAAATCATTGGATGAGTTTATGAAAGTTATAACAGATTACTTAAATGACATATAATCATGGAACAGGAAATTAAGGAAATAAGCGATTATCTGAATATTACTTGCTCTAATAATCCGCAAGAAATTCAGGAGCGCATATCGACAATAATGGTATATATGATGCGTACAGGAGAAATGCTTGCAGATGCAAAGAAAATGCTTCGTAGAAAAAAGTCAGATGAAATACAGAATACCATTATTCAGATCGCCAAAGAAAACTGTCTTTCTGCAAAAATACAGAATGCCCTGCTTGAAAGTATTGCTGAAGATGAAGCGTTCTTGGTTGACCGGTTGGATAGGCTTAACGCCTCGTGTGTACACCAACTTGATGCTCTTCGTACGCTTTTAAGTTACGAGAAGGAGGCATTAAGACTTCACAAGACAGGGTACTGATAAACAATGTTTAAACTGTTGATATTCAGAAATATACTTATTGTAATTCCATAATAAAAAGTTAACTTTACAATATATAAACAACTGATTATCAAATACATACGCATAATGAAAAAGGATGCAAAAAGAAAATCATTTGTCTTCTATATTGAATGGCAGGAAGTGCTGATGGAATATCCTGCGGAGGTCAGACTTGAAGTGTACGATGCAATTATTGAGTATGCTGCATCGGGGACACTGTCGGAGCTGAAACCGTTGGCTAAAATGGCATTTTCTTTTATAAAGAAGCAAATAGATTCTAATAATGATAAGTATAATTGCCTTGTTGAAAAAAGGAGTGAAGCAGGAAGGAAAGGAATGGCAAGCCGATATGGAACTTCTGTAACAAATCTAACACATGATAACAAAGGTAACACAAGTTATCAAGATGTAACAAATCTAACAAGCGGCAACAACGCTAACTATAATGAGCCTGATAATGAGCCTGATAATAAATCTCTCTCTAATGCGCAAGCGCGAGAAGAATTTCCTCCACCGGAAGTCTTTGATAAGCCATTGGATGAATTATATGCAATTTTGCTAAAAAGCGAAATATGGCGCGAAGATGTTATCCGCAGGGCATTTAGAATGGGCTATCGCGATTTTTCCGTAAAAGACTTTGAAAAGTTTTTAGAACTATACATCCTTAAACTCCGTAGCGAGGGTAAGAACTCTAAATCAGAAAATGATGCGAAAGAGCATTTTTCGAATTGGTTAATGATAGAACTTAAAAAGCAAGAAGATGACAAACGAAGAGCAAAATCTTTCAGCACAACTGCAACAAATTCAACAGGAGAAGTCGTTCGCAGCGAAGCTGAGTCAGATACAGATAGGAAATCTGTTGGAGAGACACAGAAAGACTATTCTGCAAGATTTTAAGTACGACATGAACAATCCTAATGAATTTCGTGTGCATGCTGATTTTATCAGGCAGCTCGGAAATGACTACATGGGACGGGAATTCAGAGAGTTTGAAGTGGACGAACATAACTCCAAAATACTGTCTTTCCTGCTCTACTACTTCAACGGATGCCGTATGGCAGAAAGGGTATTTCCTAATGAGTGCTACAAGGTGCACAAGAACCTGCTTCTTGTCGGAAGTCCCGGAACTGGGAAAACCATCATTATGCAGATATTCGCTGACTATCTACAGTTGACACAGAACCCGAATGTATTTGAAAATCTATCTGTAACACAGATGATGAACTACTACAAGATGAACGGACACATAGACCTGTATTCCTACAACGAGGGGCAGTCAAAAGGATTCAAGCCCGCCCCGTTCAATATCTGTCTGAACGACATAGGTCTGGAAACCGAGAATCAGAAGAGCTACGGTACCAGTCTTGACAGCGTGATAGACGAGTTTCTCTATGCGCGTTATGAGATTTACCAGCAGTTCGGGAAGAAATACCATATCACCAGCAATCTGAACATCGGTGATTTCAAGAAACGGTTTGAAGGACGTCTGATTGACAGGTTCAAGAGTTTTAATGTCATTCCTCTACTTGGGGGTAGTCGCAGGAGATGACAGTTATACATAGTTAAACGTCTGATTATTAAATGTTTTAATATTTTGGAATCAAAGTAAAAATAGTTAACTTTATATCAAATAAAAAACTAATAGAAACTAGGGGCAATGAAGAAAAAAAGTATTTACCCTCAATGGGGAAAAGTATTATTCAGAAGAAGAATACATCAAAGCACGCAATCAATTTCTCAACTATCAAAACGAGCAGAAACAGGCCGACCAAAAGAAGTTTATCGGGAATGCAGTGGAGGTTACTCAGGCAAAAAAGAATACTGAGGCTCTTTGCAAAAGGTTAAGAGTGTTTAGATTGGAGAAATTAAAAGAAACAATATGATGAAAGAATATATAGAATTTCTGAAAGACAAGATGGCCATCAGCCATCAGACCGGATTTGAAGTCAATCCGGATGAATTAACCCCGTCGTTATATCCCCATGTCAAGGATACAGTTCGTTGGGCAATATCCGGTGGATGCCGTGCGATATTCTCCAGCTTTGGTATGCAGAAAACTGTAACTCAGTTGGAGATACTGCGGGTAATCCTGAACCGCACAGGAGGCAAAGGGTTGATAGTTTGTCCCAAGCGTGTAGTAGTGGAGTTTCTGACACAGGCTGAACAACATCTGGGCATGAAAGTGACCTATGTGCGTACTATGCAGGAGGTGAAGCAATGTCCGACCAATATCATGGTGACAAACTATGAACGCGTCCGTGACGGCGAGGACGGAGTAAGAATAGAACCTTCCTACTTTACCGTTACCTCATTGGATGAAGCGAGCGTGTTACGTGGATTCGGAACCAAGACCTATCAGGAGTTTCTTCCTCTGTTTGCAGAAGTTCCGTACAGGTTTGTCGCAACAGCCACACCGTCCCCCAACAGATACAAGGAGCTGATACACTATGCCGGCTACCTTGGAGTGATGGATACCGGGCAGGCACTTACAAGGTTCTTCCAGCGTGACAGCACGAAAGCGAACAATCTTACCCTCTACCCCCACAAGGAGAAGGAATTCTGGTTATGGGTAAGTACATGGGCGTTATTCCTCACCAAACCGTCCGATTTAGGTTATCCCGATACAGGATATGAGTTACCAGAGTTACGGGTACATGAAGAAGTTGTGAGTGTGGATAATTCCACTGCCGGAGCCGACCGTGACGGACAAGTGAAAATGTTCCGTGAGGCTGCTCTCGGACTTGCCGACGCAGCGAAAGAACGTCGGGACAACATGCAGGAAAAGATTGTCCGTGTGGTGGAAATCATTAACCGTCCTGAAAACAAAGATGACCATTTCCTTTTATGGCATGACCTGGAGAATGAACGGAAGGCTTTGTGTGATGCCATACCCGGATGTAAGGCTGTGTATGGCTCGCAGGATGATGAGGAAGCCGACGAAGTGATAGCGGACTTTAAGGACGGCCGTCTGAAATATCTGGCTGCCAAACCGGAGATGCTTGGTGAAGGTTTGAACTTCCAGTACCACTGTCATAAGGCAATCATGTTCATCGACTACCGTTTTAACGACAAGTTCCAGGCGATAGCCCGTATCTACCGTTTCATGCAGCAGCATCCCGTAGACCTTTACTTGGTGTATGCCGAAAGCGAAGGTGAAATATTCAAATCATTCATGCAGAAGTGGGCGCAGCACCGCCAGATGGTAGCCAATATGACCGATATAGTCCGCGAGAACGGTTTGTTTGGTTTGCAGGCAGAGGAAAAGATGATGCGCTGGATGTTCGCCAGTCTGGAAGAGAAGTCCGGTAAACTTTGGAGGGCCATAAATAACGACAATGTTCTTGAATGTCAGACTATGGAAAGTAATTCGGTGGACCTGATTGTAACCAGTATCCCGTTCTCCAACCACTACGAATATACGCCTACCTATAATGATTTCGGACATAATGAGGACAACGGCAAGTTCTTTGAGCAGATGGACTACCTTACGCCTGAACTTATGCGCATATTAAAGCCCGGCCGGTTGGCTTGCATCCATGTAAAGGACCGTGTACTATTCGGTAACGCTACTGGTGATGGTATGCCCACTATCGATCCGTTCAGCGAAATGACAGTATTCCATTATCTGAAGCACGGGTTCCGCTACATGGGGCGTATTACAGTGGATACGGATGTAGTAAGGGAGAACAACCAGACTTATCGACTTGGCTATACTGAAATGTGTAAGGACGGTTCAAAGATGGGTATCGGTTGCCCGGAATATGTTCTTCTTTTCCGCAAGCTGCCTTCTGATACCTCACGGGCCTATGCTGATTTGCCGGTGACAAAGAATAAGAGTGAATACTCGCTTGCCCGTTGGCAGATAGATGCTCATGCAAGCTGGAAATCTTCCGGTAACTCTCTGTTGAGTTACGAGGATATGAAAGGTGCCGGTATTGATAAAATACGCCATTTGTTCAGGAATTATGAACGCGAGCATATATATAACTACGAGGAACATGTATCATTCGCTGAGGAATTGGAAACATACGGAAAGCTGCCTAAAACGTTCATGGCCGTTGACCCGGTAAGCAAGAAAGATTGGATATGGGATGATGTCACCCGTATGCGCACGCTCAATACCAAGCAGTCGCAGAAGAAACGGCAGAACCACATCTGCCCTTTACAACTCGATATCGTTGAAAGACTGATTGAACGGTACTCAAACAAGGGTGAGTTGGTGTTTGACCCCTTCGGAGGTATCGGCACCGTTCCATATTGCGCTATTAATCTGGGGAGGAAAGGTCTGTCAACCGAACTCAATTACGACTATTGGAAAGACAGTCTTTCATATCTGTATGAGGCGGAGATGGAAGTTAGTGCGCCCACATTGTTTGATTTGATGGACAGTGCCGTATGAACATTTATCATACAGAACCCAGATTCGACTGCGAAAAATTCGCTCCATGCGGGCGCATCTCCCTGCACAAATGCCGGAAATACAAAGGCAGACTGGATGAATGCATTGGATGTACGCTTGTACGTCGTAAAGCCAAAACGGTTGCCGGCACTGAAGCCGGAAGAAAGGTTTGTCCGCATTGCGGACGTTCCCTTCCGCTCCACCGGTTCTATAACAGGACTGTCAGATATGGGGATAATGAATACCGATGTCTCACCTCCTGGTGCAAGATGTGTATGAGTGAAGTCGCAGCGGAAAGAAATCGCAATAATTAATTAAAATTTCCAATGAAAAATGTAACGAAACTTGCCAAGAAGTCAGCCGGACTTAGCCAAAAATGTTCGATTTGCCCACTTATGCAAAGATGCACTTTAGAAATCCATAGAGCTTGTTTTGACAGCTTTGTAGAGGGTTTCAAGAAAGGTGGCAGAGCTGCAGAAAAAGAAAAAAACAAGAATAATCCTCAAATCAAATTAGAAATGAAGAAAAAGAAACTATATATCAGCCTGCCAATTAGTGGCTTCTCACTTAACACCGTTGCTTTGGAAGCAGAAAGTTACAAGCTAATGTGGGAAGAGGAAGGCTTTGAGGTTGTGACACCTTTCGATTTATCCCCAGATAGCGAAAAACCATACTCCTATCACATGGGTAAGGATATAGAAGGGCTATTGGAATGTGATGCTGTTTATTTTGCACCTGGTTGGGTTGATTCAAAGGGGTGTAATCTTGAATACGCTGCTGCTAAAATTTATGGAAAAACAATTTATACATAAAGGAACAGATATGAAACAGACAGTAGAAGAAGCAGCAAAAGAATATTACGAAAGATACAAAATTCATTTGGCAAAAGATATATTCAGGCCAAGAGTAGTAGATATTTTCAAATCCGGTGCTGAATGGCAGTCAAAGCAATCTCCTTGGATAAATGTTAAGGAACGGTTGCCAGAAGAGGGGCAAAAAGTTTTTGTTTTGGTGATGTGTTATGGCACACCATGTATTCGAGAAGAAAAGTTTTGTAGAAATAGCAATTTAGATAAAAAGGGAATGTGGATTCACGGAAACAGTATCGTGTTAGCCTGGATGCCGATTCCTTCATTCGATGAGATACTCGAAGCCAACAAGGATGTACTAGAACGAATTAAAGAGAAAGGAGACTGATTATGGAAGTAAAGAACGGAATAATAATAAATGGAGTGCTGCATGAGATGACGAGTGAAAATGTCCCATGCAACCAATGCTCACTGTTGCGCATTTGCAGTAAGTCAGAAAAGGAAGAATATGCCATCTGTCTTTGTGCTTTGATGAACTGTGATGGCTTTGTTAACCGCGGAAAAGTGACAGATATTAAGATAGATAAGGAGGAATAAATCATGCCAACAATACTAAAGCAAACTTACCCAACAGCCAAGAAAGAACACAATTGTGAATTTTGTTGCTGCAAGATACAGATAGGGCAAAAGTACGTCCGCCAGACAAATGTATATGACGGAGTTCTGTACGACTTCATCACACATCAAGAATGTAAGGAAGTGGCTCATGAATTGAGAATGTACGATGATTGTGATGATAGCGGATTGGATGGGGAGACCTTTCGTGAGAACCTGGATGAATACGTTTATGTCAATCACTACGATAATGAAGTGGATGATATTTGTTCTGATTGGGATTTGTCTCATTATGAAATAGCGAAGAAAGTGTTGGATGAATTAAAAAAGGAGGTAAGCCATGAAAACATTTTATTTACAGCCAAGCTCTAAGGAAGCTTTAAAAGTGGATTTCCTTGAAAATAACTAGGAACTGTTCTTATATGCAGGGCTCTCTATTCTGCTAGGATGTGGGGTGTAAAAGAATGAAACTAATATAATTACACGCCCGTTAATCATTGTTTAACTCATTGATATTCAGATATTTAAATTTGCATATATCCACATAAAACGGTATCTTTGTAATACTAAAAGAAACAATAACAACAATTAAAAGATATACGATTATGGCAACAAAGAATATCATAAAAGAAGTAAGTTACAAAGGTCACACAATAACAATGTTTAAAGATGGCTTTAACCAAGAGTTTGCAATTATAGACAATGATGAATCAAAGCTGTACGATAGCATTGCAGACGCGAAGAGAGTTATTAGAGGTGAGCAACCTTATTACGAGATAAACTAAGTTTTTAACCAGCAGGGCAAAAGCCCTGCGCAATATAGAAGGATATGAAAGAAAATATATTTTTAAAAGCAGTTATAGAAAAACCGTTATTGAATAATGAACCAGAAGTTTTATATCTTTTCGTTCAAATAATCAATGAAATAACTTCTTGTATGTCAGAAGACGAGTTAAGAGGCTGTATGAACTCTTTAATAGTAAGATACTCTTATTTTAAACTGTTTTTCGATTATGGTTTCGGACATAATCACATGTGGGTGAAAGAATCAGGTTCTTTAGAAAGATTGATATTGGTTGAGTTCTAATCCGGTAGCCTTCGGGCTACCACAATACACACGATTATGCAAACAATGGCTTTTTATGTAAATGGTGACGAAATGGTACAAGTTAATTTTGAATCATCTAAAACAGAATGCTTGTTACTTATTATCAATAGACTGTGTAGATATGCTGCACGTTTTGGATATAATGTTCAAATAGAAATTAGAAATTGATTATGAAAGCGGATTTAGTTTTAGTTATCAGCCCTGAAGCCCCATTGATGAAGCAATTGGGCAAAGTATTGGGTAAGTTATGTAGTATGTGCGATTTTACCACTATAGAGAGGGGCGAAAAGTACATCATCATACAGCACGATGAAACTGGGCTTGTAGTGGCTTATACGAGTGAAGAAAGATTGAATATGAAACATTAATATTGCAGATTATGAATCAAGAAAGAGTATTAACCTTTGGTAAATACAAAGGACAAGATATAAAGTACATCATACTTACCCACATAGGGTATATAATGTGGTGCTTTGAGAATATTGACCGGTTTAAACTGACCGATGAAGAGCAAGCATTATATGATGCGATAGCTATAATGATTAAGAAAGAACGCTTACCAATGACTTTTCCGGTTGAAATGATGTACAAGCATATAAAGGACATGGAAGCATTGGGAAGGTTAAAAACACCGTTTACATTCAATGGAGAATATACATCCTACAAAATGTCTGAAAAAGATAACCCTGTATGTAAAAGTATTGAAAAATACAGAATATGTAAAACATATAGACCTAGAACACAAGAATACTCATCATTTGGAGACCTGTCATTAGGAGATTTGGGTGGTCTTTCGCATAGTATGAATAAAGAAATAGAACGTGCCCGACTTAATTGCGAGAATGATGAAGATATATTTGGTGGATGGGGTAGTATGAATGATTATAAGGATTGAAACCTAAAAACATATTATCTTATGAACTCAATAAATAAAAACGGTTGCAGCGTATGTCAACCCGGTAAAGAGAACTATTGCACTTACACTACCAAATTGAAAGGTAAGAGAGTAAGAATGTACCAATATGACTATCGTACTGAAAGTGGCGAGCTGTTTGCTTGTTGTGCGCCTACCTTAGAGGCGTGTAGAGAAAGACGGGATAAATGGCTTACCGGAAATGTAAGTAAAGATAGGAGATTAATGTAATGGAACCAAAAGTAACTAAAGATGGCTTTGTTTGGCTGGTGATACCCAGCAAAGATGCAATGGAAATATGGAAAGCTAAACTTGCCACACTGTATGTGCTGCATAATGATGATAGCGAAGCTATGATAGAAGCTGATTCTGATATTATGGTTGCTATACAGAATGGTAATCAAATAGGAATTGAAGTTGGCTTTATTAAAGACCTGCTTCCTTGTTGTCCTACGTGTGGAAGTAAATTGACACCAAGCAGAAATGATGGCTATGACTGGGAATGTTTGGAATGTGATAGTGATTTTTTAGCAAGTGAGATATGAAAGCAAGAATAAAGAAAACCGGAGAAATTATTAATATCGCAGAGTACGCGAAAGTTGAGTTGGAATCATGTGATAGCTATGGCATTCCGATTGAATATGGATTTGATGAAGTGGAAATACTTCAGGATAAGTCTGATGATATTGATTGGGAACAACGAAGATTTGAACTCGTGAAAACTGCAATGCTGGGTCTTATGGCTGGCCATCACACAATATACGATGCAGGCAAATTACCTTCTGTTGCTATAAATTATGCCGATGCACTTATAGTCGAATTGAAAAAAGGAGGTAAGCAATGACGCAGAAACAAGCATTGAAGTCATTAGAGGATTACTGCAAGGTAAACAATATGCACCTAACAAGTTCCTCATTTACCAGAAACGCTTATGCAATTGTGGCGCATGACACAAACCAAACTGGGAACCGAATATTTGAAAATGGAATACCATGCCACCGTTTAAGCGGCTATCATACGCCAAAAGAGCTTTTAATATGGCTGGACGGTTATCACGCTGGAATACAGAAAAGAGGTGTGAAATGAAAAAGTACAAAATAAAAGTAGTAGAAACCCTCTCCAAAGTAGTAGAGGTGGAAGCGGAAGATTACGATTTAGCTTTTGATAAGGTAGAAGAAATGGTTGACTGCGAAGAAGTCGTTCTTACAGCAGACGATTTTGAAGGTAGAGAATTTTATCCGGCAGAAGATTATGAAAAGTAAAAAAGAATACAAAGTAAAAGTCCAGTTTATCTTAGAAGGAGAAGTAACTGTCAATGCTTGCAGCAAAGATGAAGCGAAAGAATTGGTTGAAGAAAGTTTTGGTCTTGTCGTTGGTGGTAATTTGCACTCTATGGATTCAAGAATAATCGATTGGGATTTCCCCGTTCACCCTGAAATGATTGTGAAGTAAATCAGTATGGCAAAAGTATATGAAAACAAGAAAGGATTCAAGGTCATACAAGCCACTCGTGGCGAAATGATGTGCGCCCTCAGCGAATATGGCTGTGTCGGTATTTGTGATAGTTGCGGTTCCAGTAATTGCCAAGATGGATTCTACGTCGCAGTCCTTAATTGCTGGTATTGTTCTGATTGCTTCCATGAGTGGTATGACAGAGCTAAACACTATGCTTCCGATGAATATGTTGAAAACAAGAATTTTGAATTGTATAAGGCTGTTTTAGGGGTCTATTAGCTGTTTGTGATGGTAATTTAATTTATAACATTTTTGATATTAATATATTATACATTCACATCTAAATGTCAGGATATGATAACGAAAACAGAAAAAGCAATCAATTTATTCGAGTCCGGGTGCCTGAAAGAAGCACTTGTTATCTTTCGGTCTTTTCGGATTGGATTTACCAAAGAGGAACGCAGAGCGCTGCTAATTGCAAGTGAAAGTCTTACAGGGAATGGGAACTTCTACCAACAGTTAGGAATCGATACGGATTACATGATAAGCAAATCGGTTGAGATAATCACAGAAAAGTATTTGAGCAATGAAAAAGTTTAGTATGAAATTGAGTGTAAAGCTTGTTTTATTATAACTAATTAGTTATATTTGCATCATGAGAAAAGAATTAGGAAAATGGCTGATGGATATAGCCAAGTATATAACCACCGCAGTTGTGTTGACATCCATCTTCGGGGATGTGCAGGAAAAATGGATAATATATCTTGGAGGTTCGTTGGCAATAGTAATCACACTATTGGCAGGTCTTTGGCTTGTCAATGACAAAAAGAAAGGATGATAAAATGGGAGCATTGATTATGTTCGGGCTTGTATCGGTCATAGCCATTGTCGGCGTGATTTATTTCAACCATAAAGATAAAAAAAATATACGAGAAAGCGCATAAAATACTTTCAAATGTTTAGTTTATCGTTATGAAGTTAGATGAAAAGAAATTGGCAAAGCTCAAGACAACCAATCAGTTGCTTGATGAAAAGTACGGGGAACATGGTACAGCTACCCGCGAGAAATTCAATGAAAATGCAATGGCATGGTATTATGGCGATATACTTCGTGAACGCCGCAAGGAGCTAAAATTGACCCAGAAGCAGTTGGCGCAGAAAATTGGTAAGGAACAGAGCTATATCGCCCGTGTGGAAAAAGGGGAGGCAGACATACAATTATCGAGCTTCTTTCGCATCGCTCGTGCGCTAGGTATAGAGTTTACGCCTACATTTGTTTGAAGTTAATTTTATTGTTCTCATATTCATAGAACATTTGTTTGCATTAAGGCAGGATGGAGAAATCTGTTCTGCCTTTTTTGTATCTGTAAGTAAAAGTTAAATCTTTGTTTTTCTGTTTCTTGTGGCGAAAATATAAGATGTAACTATTTGATAATCAAATATTTATTTGTATATTTACAATATCAAAATAACACCTATTAATAACAAGTAAAAGTCAAGAGCAATGAAAACAGAAGAACTTATCAGATGCTACAAAGCAAACATTGAAGCTATTGAAAAAGGATTGAACAACGACTTTCTTTCAGCAGATAAAAAATTCAGATTGGGATATACACAACAGGCGTTGGACGGATATAAGTCTGCTTTACAAGAACTTCTTGGAAATAATAACGACTAATAATAGAAGAGAGCAAATGAGCAAAGTAGCAGAACTAACAAAAGAGCTTCAAAGAGTAATGTATTCCACTACATACTCTTTTGAGATAGATACTGAAGATTATGTTTTCGGATTCAAAAAGACTTTAAAGAAAAGAACTAAAAGCCTTACCAAAGCCCTGCAACTTGAAAAGAAACTAAGAAATGATGTTGGAAGGTATATTTCAAGTAGCGTTGTCATAGTCGCTGTAAGGCTGTATAACAACGGAGAATTAAGAGGGGAATTTAAGGCATAACAGAAAATAAATCATAGAACAATGAAAACATCAAGTAAATTGACCAGCAAGGAGAGTTTCGCTATTCTTCACGAAATAGAGAATAGACAATGGGATGGTAAAAATAAATATACCGATTGGCAGAAACAAATTGAAAAAGAAAGAGATTCAGCTATAAAGAATCTTGTCCCTGAAGCAGGTTTGGGTTGCACTGTATGTTACTACTCAGACAAACGTGCAGCCACAGTAACTAAGATAGTTTCTCCATGTAGGATTGAAGTTACTTTCAATCGGACGAAATGTATAGATTACTATGCAGGAGAATATGAAATTCTTTCTGAGCTTGAAGGGGCACCTAAAGTATTCACTAAACGTAGAAACGGATATTGGGTAGCAGAAGGACAGCTCTACAAAGGCGGAGTGCTCCTTATGTTACATTATCAAAATCATTATATAGACCCATCATTTTAAAATTAAGAGCAATGAACACTTATCACAAATTCTGTCCAAATGTATTTTTGGCAAAGTGCGATGAAAAGCACGAAAAAGGAGAAGTTATTGAGGTTACAACCAAGTACGGCAAAGAGAACGAAAGTATCGTCTTCAATCTCATCTTTGAGAAAGCCGGTTTCTATTATTACTCCATCGTTCGGGCTGACGGATTTAATGTACAGGAATGGGCGAAGCAAAGAGCTGAACGTAGAAGGGCATGGGCTGAATCGGCAGAACGTAAAAGCAAAGAATACTTTGACAAATCTAATAAGGATAGAGATTTCCTTTCACTTGGTGAACCTGTCAAGGTGGGACACCACAGCGAAAAACGGCACAGGAAAGCGATAGAGGACGCTTGGAACAATACAGGCAAAGCAGTTGCATTCAGCGACAAGGCTACTGAACACGAAAGCAAAGCCGAGTATTGGGATAAACGCGCAAATACAATTAATTTATCAATGCCTGAAAGTATCGATTTCTACAAACATAAGCTGGAACAAGCTAAAGAATACCACGAAGGTGTGAAGTCCGGCAAATATCCACGAGAACACGCCTACACTCTTACATATGCCAAGAAAGCCGTAAATGAGGCACAAAAGAATTATGAACTTGCATTAAAGCTGTGGGGAGATGAAGAATAAAGTATACGTTTTGTTTCAAACTGATATTTGGAAAACAAAATCAAGTAGAGTGTGTTTCGGTGTATTTCTTTATGAAAATGCTGCTATTGATGCCGCCAAAGAAAATGGTTTATATACCAATGAAAGTGAAGTTGAAATTATAGAATGTGAACTTGGGAAATTCGAGGAGTTATGAAAACAATAGTAAAAGTCTATCTGAAAGACGAGCATGGCAATGAGGACTGGTTCCTTACCCCCATTAACCTACCGGAACAAGAAGCGCACGAAAACTATATAGGCAAATGGTTTAATATGGGACGTGAAACGGATCACATGATGAAATGTTGGAAGGTTGAGACCTTGAGAGTAGAAAAATAGTATTTTTGCCTCCTTTTATTTGAAAAACAAATAAATTATTGTATTTTTGAGGCACAAATAAGAGAAAATAGCGAAATTGAAGGAATGACAGAAATGAGATTGTTAAGTGTCCATCTGTCAGCGGTGAAAAAGGATGGACGTAAACAGTCTGACAGCGTGGAATATCATCCGATTGCAAGTTTAAGTCTTACTTCCTTCAATTAGCAAACAAGGGAATTTAGCAAAGTTGGTCTATGCGTCGGACTGAAAATCCGAAGAACAAGGTTCGAGTCCTTGAATTCCCGCAGCCTTGTATCAATGAACGCACCACTTTTGGAAATTTGAGGTCGTTATGGGAGCGACCGATATATGGAAGAAAGTAGTAGATTGAGAGAGTATGGTAAAAACCCATATAAGTCCAAAGGGTATCAATCGAGGTGGATTTCTGCAAAACCATGCAGCAGTTGACGGTGGCGACATGGCGGTTCATAATGTTGGCACTTAGGAACAGACTAAGACGAATGCGAAAGCATTCCCCAGTGTAAGCTCATGGGTGAACGAGTGGTTCGGTTGCAACACCGATGGCGGCTCGGAAAGACGGGCAACTGGTATCGTGGCGGAATTGGTTAGACGCTGACAACTCTTAGTAGACTTGGTTACGATGTTATGAAAACGGGACACCAAAGTAAAACGAAACCTAATCCCGTTCTACGCAAAAGACGTGAAGATTGCCAAGCATTGCAGGTTCGAGTCCTGCCGATACCTCAACCCTTATAGTAGCGATAAGCAAAAACAAGAACATAAAAGCTTGTGCAGTTTACGGGGTGATGGGAATTGCCATCTGACACGACTGAAAGAAGCCGAAAGATTGTATAAGTGTTCTTGTAAGTAGCTTATAGATGATAAATTTGTGTTTAAGCCTGCTGGAAAATGTCCGGCAGGCATTTACGCAGAAAGTGTATGAAGTTGTACATAACCGGAAAATATGAAAATAAAGATAAGACCTCAAAGAATATCTGATGCTGAATACAGCTGGGAAATGCGTAAAGATAAGGATATATGGAAGTACGCTATTTGCGAAAGTCCTTATTCTCCTTTGTCGTTGGAATCTGAAACCAATTTCTATCGTGAGCAAGTAGAACTTAATTGCTGTATCCGCTTCGCCATTCTTGCTGACGATACTTATATTGGCAATGTCTTCATAGATAGAATAGATGAATTGGCATGCGGATTTGGGGAACTTCACACCCATATACTCAATAAATCATACTGGGGCAAGGGCGTAGGCTATGAATGTAACCGCCTTATCCTTGAATATGCTTTCCGTATTGCTAAAATGAAAGGTATTTATCAATATATCAATCCGAGTAATATTGCGGCATGGAAGAATGCTTTGAAACTTGGATTTAAGGATCTTGGAACTTCTCCAATCAGACCTAATGTACATACATTCACTATAAAAAGAGACCAATGGATAAAAGAATAGAAGTAATAGAACTGCCTGTGTCCGAACTTAAAACAGAATTCGGTAATCCTCGTAAGCCACTGAAAAAAAAGGCTAAGGAGAAGCTGAAGGAGTCGCTTGACAACCTTGGCGATTTCGGCGTTATCGTCATTGACGAACACAACAATATCATATCCGGACACCAACGTGTTTCCATTCTTATGGAGAATCCTGACACTCAAGTTTTGTGCAAACGCCTTATTGGTTACAGTGAATCAGAATTAAAGGCTATTAATATCAAAGCGAACACCCATGCCGGCGAATGGGATATGGACAAGCTGGCTGAATGGACCGCAGACTTGAAAATCGATTTAAGCCTTGACCTTGAAAATCTGAATGTCAAAGAAACAAAGATAAAGGATATGGAACTGATACGCTATGAAAAATACGATTATGTAATGATTGTATGCCGTAACGAGATAGACTATCTGAATCTGACCCGTGCTCTTGGAATTGACGACAAGAAAGTTCTAGTATCTAAAAATGCCACTAAAGAACGAAAGATTAAAGCACGTGCTATTTGGTACGACGATATAAAAGCTCAAATAACCCCTAAAAAAGAAAAAAGATGAAAGGTTTCAATGTGTTGCTTACGTGCTGCTCCATCCACGTAAAGGAAGTTATAGATTGTCTGAAAAACAATGAAGATGGAGTTAAGGTAAAAGTGTATGTTACAAATTCTATTGCGGCTAACCTTCCACCGGCTGAATTGTCAGACGGTAATTTTGTGGTTCCGGCTGTAACTGCACCTGATTACATTGAAACACTCATATCTTTATGTAAGAAGCTTGATATTTCAATCGTTATGCCTACTGCTACATTGGAATTGGAAATAATGGCTCGCGCTAAAGATGAGTTTAAGCAAAACGGTATTCTCGTCTCTGTTTCCTCTATTGATAGTTTGCTGGTCGCCAACAACAAGATTGCTCTTTATGGTTGTTATGCAGATTTGATGCCGAAGCAAATTATACCGAATGGAGTTTCTGATGTTGATGCTTTTGCATCTATGTTCAAGTATAAAAACAGCTCCATCTGCTGCAAGGTGGATAATTTGTGTGGAGGTAAGGGGTTTGCTGTTGTGGATGACAGGAAGAGCAATGACACCTCTCTATTCAATAAGTTTGGAGAGAATAGATACATATCCCTGCATGATTTGAAATCCATTGTTGGTAACGGTAAAAACAAGGTTATCCTTCAGCAGAGAATCGAAGGACTGGATTACACCGTTAGTGCGCTTGCAGACAAAGGAGTAGTTACTCACATCTGCGGTTATGTCGGCTACATGATGGCTTTCGGCTCTATCATGTACGGAGAAATCAAGCCTAATGATATGGCTTATGATATTGTGAAAAAGATTGTAGCAGAACTTGGGCTTGATGGTAATGTGGCTTTCGACTTCATTCTAAAGAAAGATGGCAAAGTTGTGTTGCTTGAAATCAATCCACGCATCAATGCTTCGCTTCCGTTTGTCCGTCACGCCGGTTGCAACATGGCTTATCTTCGTTGTAAGCGGTTGCTCGGTTATGATGTTACCTCTGAATGCAAATTGAACTATGGACTAAAAATGAAGAAGTTCTATGACACCCGATATTACGTTTAACATATACGTTATGTCGTACCAGCGACCTCACAAGATAATGACTAATAACTGTCTTGAATACTGTACTTATGTCGTTAGAGAAGAGGAAGCTGATGCTTATAGGAATGCCGGTATAGATGATATGCTTGTCATTCCTAAAGATGCTACACTGGAATGTGGTGGCAAAGTTCATAGCTTTATGTCAACGTTGTACTGGATTATTGAAAATACTCCGGAAGATGTAATATTTGTTGCCGATGATGATATAAAGCATTTCTGTTACCGTCTTGACAACTATACTGCTATCACAGCAGAAAATTATCCAGACTGGAAAGAACGAACCTGTGATGAAATACTCCGTATCGGTCAGCAACTTTACGATTTGAATCTCGGACTTGCTTTTGATAATCCACAAATGGCATTGTATGTGTATGACAAGGAGTTTTGCTTTAAAGGAATGCCCGGTCATGTGCGATGGATAAATAAGAAAGCTCTCAAAGCAAAGTACGATCTTAAGGACCCTGCTATCTCTGATGTTGATATGATGTTACAGGAATTACTTATGAATAGAGTTGTACTCCTGCCTAAGTATTTCCACAGTTACGGTGTTCAGGCTTCCAATGAAGGAGGTACTACTATTGATTCTAAAAGGAACTACGAATATAGATGTGCAATGAAAAATAAATGGGGAAAGTATTATGATTTCGACTTTAGAAAAAATACAGCAAAGATTAATGTCAATCGGTGATTTGAAAACGCCTCTATATATTGCAGACAAAAATGACTTCAAACGGAATATCACCGATTTTATAGCCGCTTTCAGAAAATATTATCCAAACTACAATATTGGGTACAGTTTCAAGACGAATTACTGCGAAGAGTTCATCAATGTGGTAAAAGAAGTTGGTGGATATGCTGAGGTCGTATCTCCCAAAGAGTATCAACTTGCACGGAACTATGGATTTGATGATAGCCAGATTATATATAATGGAGTTATCCCAGATTTAGACGATAAGATGCGTTGCGCTAATCATGGTGGAATAGTAAACGTTGATAATGTATGTGAGCTTGGTTCGCTTTTAGGTCTAAGTACTTCACCGCTCGCTATTGGAGTTCGCCTAAATTTCGATATTGGTAATGGAGTGGTTTCAAGATTTGGAATTGATGTTGATAGTAAAGGATATCAAGAAATCAAGGAACTCCAACGAGAAGGAGTTCTAAGAATTAAGTGCATCCACTGCCATATATCCTACGCTCGTGGGCTTTCGTATTTCAAGAAACGCGCTGAAATGATGGCTAAATACGCAAAAGAACTTGATGCCAGAATTGTTGATATTGGAGGCAACATGTTCGGACGCATGGATGATAGGCTGAAAGCTCAATATGGTGAATACGTACCATCGTATGAAGAATATGCCAAAGTCGTTGGGGAAGTGTTTGCAAGAGAGTTCCCAAATGGAGAGGTGCAGCTTATTACGGAGAATGGGACACCGATAGTTTCAACTTCCATGTCATTGCTTACAACCATCATAGGAAAGAAAGTTATTAAAGACAAAACAATGCTTGTAGTTGATTGTAAGCGTGATGATGTTGGGTTTGTTTGTCATACGAAAAATCCACCTTGCAGTGTGCTTTCCAATGATAGTGATTACGTCGAACACGCTACCATTTACGGATGTACCTGTATTGAGAATGATATTATCCATCGTGATTATTCTGGTCCAGCTAATATAGGTGATAAGATTCTTATTTCCAATGTTGGGGCTTATGGATGTAATGTTGCCAACGACTTTATAACGCATAAACCAAAATGTATTTGTATTGATGATATATAAGCCGTTAATCATTGTTTAACTCATTGTTAATCAGGTATTTAAATTTTTATATCTCACTATAAATCAGTATCTTAGCTATATAAAAGAAAAGCAAAGTATAACTTAAAATAGGAGATTTGGAAATGAAATATTTAGTATCAAAAAAAGATTCAAGTTTATCAATGAAGTTTGATTCATACGAAGAAGCTGTTGTGTTCTGCAATTCATTCATAGCATTAGAAAATTCCAGAAAAGCTGAATATCCAGAATTGGTAATCAATGAAATAGAAGATTAATAATATGACAAATTCACTATATACCCAACACTGGCACAATATGTTTGAGGTTTCATCCCTCATTCAGAAAGCAATTCGCAGGAGTAACAAAGATTACGCCTGCTATGCCGCTAACGAATTAGCGCCAAGATTTAGAAACTATCTGTGGAAGCGATTACTCTGCGTTTCAGCAGAGGATTGTTATGACCTTGTTACGAATAAGATTGTAGCACTCAAACAAGCTGATGATGCACAAAGCCGGCAGAGCAAATCACCTCTATTCATTGAAAAGGCTCTCGGTATTCTTCTTGCCACAAGAAAGAACAGGGATGCTGACTATTTCGCCTGCAACCTGCTTAATTCGAGAGATAGAATAGAATTTCCAAAAGATGAATATGTCGGAGATAATGCAGGGTGCTACACCAAGAACGGTCATGATATGTTTTTGGTTGCCGGACTATTGGAACGTGCTATAACAGGTAAAGATGATGTTATGGCCGGTTATTTGGCTAACGAGTTAATGGTAAGATACCGAGAGTTCTTATGGAAGCGTATTGTTTCTATTACCAGCAATCTCAACTATCAATCCGTAACGAACGAGATAGTCGCGTTAAAGAAGGCTGACGATATGCAGCCTACTACTTCGCCTAAGTCTTCCATTTTCGTAGCAAAGGCAGTTACGATTCTTTTGAAAGTGGTTAAGTATGGATGTTGTGATTTCTATGTGAATGATTTAGCTTATCCTATCGTTCATCTGAAAGACTATGATAATCGGCACATGGTGATACCTGACTACGTGTTTGACTGCCATACTCGCAGAGGTAAGAAGATGGGCAAAACAAAGCGTGAGTTTATTGCTGCCGAACAAGCCGCTTTAACTCCGTGCAAGGAAGGAGAATATGACAAATGCGGCTGGGATAGATATTTCTATTTGGAGAAGGACGGATTTTATGATAAGGATAATATAACTCCGAGACCGGATGATAAGAAAATGAAAGAAATTGAAGACGGATGTGTGCAGAGGTCTTTATTTGATTGATGTTTAATTTATGTTCCAATGCGTCTTTGATGGAAATCTAAAGACGTATTGGCATGTAAAGTTATAAGATTATGAGAAAGAAGGAAAGACAAGAATTGTTCTTGAAACACCTCTTGGATAGCAAGGGAATTATATCGTATGCCTGTCGAAAGATAGGCATAACCCGTTCATGTTATTACAAGTGGGTTGACAATGACCCTAAATTTAAAGAAAAGGTAGATGAGATTAATGAAGAGACTATTGATATCGTTGAATCAAAGCTGTTGAGTGCCATTAATGATGATGATTTGACTGCGATTATTTTCTATTTGAAAACAAAAGGGAAAAAGCGTGGTTATGTTGAACGTGTGGAGCAGGATGTCAATGTCAATCCATTCGAAAGTTTGATGAAAGAATTGCCGGACAAAATAGAAAAATAATGGAACTGAGCGACAAGGCTGCCTTGTATATGCAGGCGTGGAGAGACGATTGGTGCAAGTTCTGTTCCGATGTGCTGAAAGCGCGTTTGGATAAGGAACAGCAGGATATTATTCACTCGGTTCAATACAATCGAATGACCGCTGTAGCATCCGGGACTGCCCGTGGTAAGGATTTCTGTGCCGCTTGTGCCGCTATGTGCTTTATGTATCTTACTCCACGCTGGATTAATGGGAGATTGGTAAAGAATACCAAAATTGCAATGACAGCTCCGTCCGGTCGCCAAGTGAAGGATATTATGATACCGGAAGTTTCCAGGCTATTCCGGAATGCAGGTTTCCTGCCTGGTCGTTTGTTATCTTCAGGAATCAGAACCAACTATGAAGAATGGTTTTTGACCGGCTTTAAATCAGGGGATGACAATATGGAAGCATGGTCGGGATTCCATGCCGTAAACACATTATTTGTTGTCACGGAAGCCTCCGGTATATCAGAAGTTATCTACAATGCCATCGAAGGTAACTTGCAGGGAAATTCACGTTTGCTTATTGTGTTTAACCCAAACGTAACCACCGGCTACGCTGCCCGTGCCATGAAGTCTGACCGTTTTGCCAAATTCAGATTAAGCTCCCTTAATGCTGAGAATGTCGTAAGCAAAAAAATAGTTATTCCCGGTCAAGTGGATTATGAATGGGTAAAGGATAAAGTATCGAACTGGTGCTCGACTATCCAACAAGAGGACTTCAACAAAGGCGAAGGTGATTTCGAATGGGAAGGCGGCCTGTATCGACCGAATGACTTATTCCGAGTAAAAGTACTTGGTATGTTCCCTAAAGTAGCGGAAGATGTACTTATCCCCTACGAATGGATTGAAATCGCCAACGAGAATTGGAGGAAACTGCAAGAGGACGGTTTTATTCCAAAGAAAAGCTGCAAACTTGGTGTCGATGTTGCAGGTATGGGACGTGACGACAGTGTGCTGTGTCTAAGATATGGCAACTATGTCAGCGAGTTTGAAGCGCATCAATCCGCTGGAACGGCAGATCACATGCACGTAGCCGGTATGATATCCAAGCATCTTGGGAAGAAAGGCACGAAGGCTTTTATTGACACCATTGGAGAAGGTGCTGGCGTGTTTTCCCGTTTACAGGAGCTTGGCTACAACAACGCCTATTCCTGCAAATTTTCAGAAAGCGCACGTGGGTTACACGACATAACTGGAGAATATACCTTTGCCAATATGCGGGCTTATCTATTTTGGGCTGTGCGTGATTGGCTTAACCCCAAGAATGGGTTTGGTGCAGCTCTTCCACCCTGCGACAAGCTTATGGAAGAAGCCACAGAAACCCATTGGAAGTTTATGAGTAATGGGAGTATTATCATTGAGCCGAAAGAAGATATAAAGAAGCGTATCAAACGCTCTCCAGACTGGTTTGATTCACTCGCCAATACATTCTTTCCATGGGATTACTTGGCTGTTAGTGATGAGGATATTCTACGAAATATGTTATAATTTGTATAAATTTAAATATGGGAATTATGATTGATGTAAAAGAACTTAGGATTGGCAATCTTGTAATATGCAAGAATGAAATTTGCCGGATTAACATGATTAATCGTGGCGATGTTGTTGAAGTTTCAATGATTGATTCTGACTCTGTTAAAGAATGCTTTGCTTGCGAAATCATGTCTGATAGACTGTACCCTATAACTCTGACAGAAGAATTGATTTTAAAATGTGGATTTGAAGAACTGTATTCTGATTCAAAAGGATACGTTTATGACATTAATGGAGTAAAATTTCTTAGATGCTACTTTGACACCCCAAGTTTTTTCATAGAAACTGATGAAGATAACAAGTTATTTGATAAACCTATAGACAATCTGCATCAACTTCAAAATCTATACTTTGATTTAACCGGAAAAGAATTGGAGGTCACATTATGAAAGGCTCGTTGTTATATAGGATTACCTGCGAAACCCCAATCCGTATAAATGATACCGAAGCATTGGAGGCTGTGTATCGTAGATTTGTCAACGACCCCATTAGACTTAGATATATTGAAGCGATACAAAAAATATTAGAATGTGCTATGCCTATCTTTATCGTTGACAAAATCAATAATACGATAGAAACTAAGCATGATGAGGAAACTACGAGAGCACTCAATAAAATCAATAAAGATTTGAGTGAATACCTTGTTAGTACCTATGGAGAGTATTTATCATTCACTATTAAAGAAGATAATAAATGAAACAACAAGATTTAAACCGCATGGCAATATTCTTAGGGCAGAAGCTGCCTATTCCATCGAAAGAACACATTGCCAATACTATCAAGAAGATAGAAGAAAGGTTGCAGGAAAAGAAAATAAACAAGTTTGTAAATGCTCCCGTCAAAGAAGGATATACTAAAGCATTGGAGATTCTTAAAAATAACGATGTCACTTTTAATAGATATGATGAACTGAAAACCATGCAATCAAAATCTATTGCTGCTATTACTGTAGATTATCTGAAAGGAGAATGTGCGCAAGAAGTCCTTTGCAATATTCCTTTGAAATAGTCAATAATTTATTTGAGTTTCAAATAAATATATTATCTTTGCCTCATAACATTCAAGTTAATGTGTTCCTTCACGTGCCTGGTAGTGCGTCATGTGTTGCCCGGCTTCTTTTTAGGAGCAATTATTCACAATCAATTACCGTATGAAGGAGTACGGGACGTTTCTTGGACGTAAAGACGTTATTATGAAAACAAACCAGATTATGATTCGCCCGATGGGTGATTTTAAAGTAGAGCAAAGGACTGTTGATGGTTTTTTTAATGCAACAGCACTTTTAAAACAGTGGAATGTGCATAATGGAGCAAAGAAGGATTTGAAACACTACTTTGAAAATCAATCTGCAAATGAACTGATAAACACCATTGTAGAACGTGAAAATCTTAATAGCCGGAAATCCGCCTATTTGAGTTCAAGAGGGAAAAACGGTGGTACATGGATGCACCCAATACTTTTTATTGATTTTGCCATGTGGATAAATCCATCATTCAAATACGATGTGATTAAGTTTGTCTATGACGAAATGATAAAGTTTCGCAATCTTGCCGGTGATGCTTACCCGTCCATGTGTCGTGCAGTTCGTTCAATTATGCCCGAACCTATATTTCGTGAAAAGGTGAAAGACCTCGCTCGTTCATTGAATATTATAGTATATGGTCGCCATGAGTCGGAAATGAGAAACAAGATTGGTGACGAATCCAAGATACGAGAACTGTATGAATTAGAATTGCAAATAGCCCAATGGATAGATTTAGGCTTTATCAAAGACTATAACAGCCTTAAGTCCACATTGACTAAATTGTATTATCGGAAATATCCTAATGTTTTACCTCTGTAAATAAATGTTACAACAACGGTATGAAGCCATATCGTACAATTATATAGCAATGGACGAAATTACCAAAATTCTTGATAGTTCAAGACCGATTACAGATGTTATCGACGATTTGAAAAACAAGTCAATAGATGTTCCCGAATGGAGCAAGCTGATGAAAGATTATGAGCCAACCGAACATCGTATCGTGACAGACAAAGAAAACCGCAAAGACAAAGTAAAGTCTGACGGGCAAGTCGAGCGTGCCTCACGCATCCATCTTGGATTGGAAAAACTGCTCACCAAACGGACTACCGAGTTTATGTTCGCCATTCCCATAAGGCGAGTATTCCATAACATAGAGGATAACGAGAAACGCCAGCAGATAGCTAAAGCCATTGAAGCAATCTATAAGTATGCCCGTATTGACAGTGAGAACATCAAGCGTGGCAATGCTTACTTTGCATCCTGCGAGATATTTACCATTTGGTACGCTGTGAAGAAGCAGAATGCTTTGTATGGTTTTAATAGCAAATACAAGCTGAAATGCAAGACATACTCTCCAATGGACGGAGTAAAACTTTATCCTCTCTTTGATGAACTTGGCGATATGCTTGCCATGTCATTTGAATACAAGAAAAAAGTGAAGGATGAAGAAGTCACATTCTTTGAAACATACACAGCAAATGCCCGTTATAAATGGAAGCAACAAAGTGGAGAATGGAATGCCGTTATAGAGCCGCAAGCCATTAAATTAATGAAAATCCCCGGTGCTTACGCTTTCCGTCATGTGCCTATATACCACGGACTATCACATATCCGTGAAGAAATCGAATATACCTTATCACGCAACTCTGATGTGATAGCCTATAATTCCGCACCCGTCTTGAAGGTAACTGGAGAACTTGTTGGCGATGAGGATAAGGGAGAAACACGGAGGCTTTTCCGATTGAAGAATGGTGGTGATGTCGCTTATGTGTCATGGACGCAAGCTATTGAAGCGTTGAAGTATCACGTAGAAACCCTACTCAAACTATTCTTCATGCAAGGGCAGATGCCCGACCTTTCATTTGAAAATATGAAATCACTCGGCAACATCGGTTTTGATGCGAGACAAATGATGCTGTCTGATGCCCACTTGAAGGTAGGCGATGAATCAGGTGCTTGGATAGAGTTCTTTGAGCGCGAATGCAATGTTATCAAAGAGTTCTTGAAACTTATGAATACAGACTGGAAAAGTGAGATTGATAATGTGGAGGTTGAGCACATCATCACCCCATTCATACAAAATGATGAAGCGGCTATGACCGATATGCTCATCAAGCAGAATGGAGGCAAGGCAATCAAGAGCCAGCTTGAAACCATCAAAGAGGCTGGCGCTAAAGACGCTAAAGCTACCCTAAAGCAAATTCAAGAAGAAGATAAAGCCGCCCAACAGACAAGGGTAAATAGCTTGTTTGAAGGCGCAGAATAGTGCTATAAAATTGGGATATTATGAAAAGTAGAATATCAAACTGGCTCATTAAGTTAGCCGAGAAAATCAATCCGCAAGAAAGATTGAGTAGCATTGAACGAGTTGACAACTACGAAGCGAAGAAACTTGGTATCTGCCTCGGTCGCACCAAGAAGGAAATTAAGGATTATCACAAGAAGATGAAACTCGATGAAGGCTGGTCCAACCGAAAGGCTGACGATATGCTCATTAAAGAGGTTAAGGATGAGGTTTGTCAATCTATTATACACTCCATTATCCAAAGAGGACTTATTGAATACTCCGTAGAGAAAGTTGACAATGAACTTCATGTTACAGGTGAAATCAAAGTGTACATTAAAAAAGAATAAACATGAAAGTACCAATAGATAGCATGAGCTTTAATGAAAGTGAATACCATAGAGGTAATAAAATATGGAATGCGCAAACACTATACAATTTTGCCAAAGCTAAGGAGTATCCGGTTCTTGATATGCCTTTATGGAATATTGACTTGACTACTGAACCGTTTGAATGCAATCAGCTTCATAGCTTTATCTTTCAGATGAAACGAGTTAATGAATGTTCGCTTGAATACCCTATCATATTGGACGAAGTAGGACAAATAGCCGATGGCTATCATCGCTTGTGTAAGGCTATCTTGGAAGGGAGAGAAACGATTAAGGCTATCCGGCTATTGGAAATGCCTGCACCTGATAGAATTGAGGAATAATGGCAAAGAAAGTTATTCCTCAATCCAAGTACCATTGCCGAGATTGCAAACATTCGTATGATTGGCATGAGAAAGATTGGAAAGGTGATGTTTTCATGTGCCGTTGTAAGTTTTCCCAATGGAGTAAGTTTTTGAATCGTGATATATGTGACAAATTCGAGAAAAGATGAAACGAGAAATTAAATGTGCTGCGTGCGGCAAGCACTTGTTTGATACCGAAAAGTCCGATGGTGCTGCCATGTCAGAAGCTCTAAGAATGGGATTTGTAGCAAAGATACCATTCCTATATGGGATAAGTGGATGCTTTTTCTTCTGCAATAAAGAATGCAACAAGGAATGGAGTAAGGCTAATATATCACAGGAAGCAGAAGCCATTGGAGATAAATCTATCGCTGAATTAAAAGCAAAGCAACCTCAAATGATAGAAGATACTGCTAATGCAATGAGAAAATTCATAGAAGTGCTAAATAAATTCAGAAAGAAATGAAAATTAAGAACAAATATAACATTGGCGATTATGTGTGGGTTGGCGAGAATGCTCCTACTCGCCATAGAATTAAAGCTATAGAGATATTTGTACATCCAGAAAGAGGTACATCTGTTGCTTATGTGCTTGAAGGTGTTCCTCCTGGATATTGCGGATTTAGAGAAGCTGAGTGTTTTCTTAGCAAAGCTGAATGTCTCAATCATGAAAACTATAATAGCGTCAGAGCGACTGCAACCAGAGTGAATCAAGTTTTCTTGCGGCTATGTTTGATTATTGCAATGATGATAATTGTTATTCCGTTTTTAATTGCACAAGCTATTTATTGGCTTTTCACAGGAAGGTGCGAACCTTTATCGTATAGGACAATGGACAAAATATGTATGATGTTTAATCATGGCAAAACCTAAGATTCCAAATCAAAAGAAGAAATATCAGGAACTCAACAACCGGCTAAACAGATATGTCGCCCTTGTTGAGCAGATATACGATACTCTTAATCTAGAAGCCGCTAAGATTGCATTGAATACCGAATATGATGCCGACGGTGGTACTGTCTTCAAATTTTCTGACTATCCGCAAACCAAGAAGTCTATAGCAGACATTCAAGCTCGGTTCGTAGATGATGTTCGTTCTGTTATCTATCGTGGTACTTCTGATGAGTGGAAGATTAGCAATGAGGTACAAGATTTGATGGCTGACAAGGTTCTGAAAGCTTATACCGCCACTATTGATAAAGAGAAGTACAAAGTTCTCTATCAAACCAATTCTGACGCTTTGAAAGCATTTCAGAACCGCAGGGACAGAGGGTTTAATGTATCGGCTAAACTCTGGCAACAGTCCACTATCTATAAGGAAGAATTGGAAGCTGCCATTTCCTGCGCAATTCAGAAAGGGACTAGTGCCGTTACGTTAAGCAAGCAAATCTCCAAATACCTACTTGATTTCCCGTCACTGCAAAAGGACTACAAAGAGAAGTATGGAAATGCAGAACACTTGAAGGATTGTGAATACCGTTCTATTCGATTGGCTCGTTCTGAAATAAACATGGCTTACCGGGCAGCAGAAAATGAGCGATGGAAACAAATGGACTTTGTGGTGGGATACGAGATAAAATTAAGTGGAGGCCATCATCACCATATGCCACATGGAGATATTTGTGATACTCTTGCCGGCAAATATCCGAAAGACTTTGTTTGGACAGGCTGGCATCCGAATGATTTATGCTATAAAGTGCCTATTCTCAAAACAGAGGAGGAATTTTGGGCGTGGGACGGAAGAAGTGAATCAACTACTGAAAGCGTGAATGAGGTGAAAGATGTGCCTAACAGCTTCAAGAAGTGGGTACTTGATAATCAACAACGGGTTGAAAACGCCAAGAAGATAGGTACGCTACCTTACTTTTTGAGAGATAACAAGTCTGCGCTAAATAATATATCATTAGAAAAGTCTGTTAATGAAATTGTTTTGTTAGCTTCGTCAGTTGGTAGTGAAGTTCAGGAGTTTGCTGAATATATAGCTAATAGAAATAATGGTTTTGTTACTCCAATAAACTATAAAAGCCCATCATCCATCATTAGAAAAGTTACAACAGAAGGTATAACCCCATACGATATAAAGGATGCCGTCAGGACCACTATTATTGTACCAAAAGAGAATATAGAAAATACACTCAAGGATTTATCCATTGATGAATCTTTTATAAGGCTGAAAAGACAGGCGCCTAAATCCTTTATGGGATATAGTGGTAATATTATCAATATCAAAACATCTAACGGACTTATTGCCGAAATACAGGTAAATACCGCCAAGATGATTTATGCGAAGGAAAAAACTATTGATGCCAAGCGTATATTAGGCGAGAAGTTTTGGAACGAAATCTATGCACAAACAGGAGTAGAAGGAGGTTTAGGACACAAGTATTACGAACAATGGAGAGTGCTTGATAAGGCAAGTAAAAAAGCAATAGAAATAGCTAAAAAATCAGTTGATTATTATAGTCATTTCCAATAAAAATCACTATCTTTACATATAAATATGGAACAAAGTGTATTAAGAAACAAGTTAATATCCGGAGAAACGGTTTATCTATTGGATGATTTTGATGAAGCCGCCATTCGGCTTGTGTATGATGGAAATAATACAAAATCTTACATCAAGCACAATGGACTGAGTGAAGTAGAAGTACCTCAGTCTAATGAAACCGTTTGTGGTATTATTCTTGGAGGAAAAGAAATTTCAAAACATGAATATGACAAGTATTGATTCTTTATTAGAAAAAGCTCTTCAAATAGCAACAGAAGCTCATATTTATCAAGTTGACAAAGTTGGTAAAGCGTATATTTTCCATCCAATACGTGTTGCAAATAGATGTTATACAGACGAGGAAAAAATTGTTGCTTTGCTGCATGATACGATAGAAGACACCGAAGTTACCGCTGAATATTTACTGATGGAAGGTTTCCCTCGCAAAATAGTGGATGCTATTCTCTCTGTTTCCCGTAACAAAGAAGAAAGCTATGAAGATTTCATAAAACGCTCTCGGTTAAATCCAATAGGCAGGCAAGTCAAGATACACGACTTGGAGGATAATATGGATATTACCCGACTGAGTGAATTGACAGAAAAAGACCTCGTGAGATTGAATAAGTACCTAAAGGCATATAGATATCTCAAAGAATAGCATGATAGACATTACGTGATTAGAGCGGCTTCGGTCGCTCTTTTTTTATCCGTTAAACCTTGTTTAACTCATTGATATTCAGTTACTTAAATTTGTATATATCGCTATAAATCAGTATCTTAGCTATATAAAAGAAAAGCAAAGCATAACAATTATAAGAGCAATGAGGACAAATAAAGAAAATCAGAAAAAGGCATTCATCAAAAACATAGTAAATTCAGCCGTTCATTTCGGATTGGACAGCATCCAATGCCAAGTTGCGATGAGTGTTCCTCAAAGAACCTATGGGTTCAATGAATTAAACCGTTTTATTGGAGAAATGACAATTGCATTACGTAATGCAGGAGTTAAGTTACCTGGTGATAATATCTAAATTAACAGAACAATGGTAAAGAAAGTAGTCGAATACAAGCTATCCGCAAATAAATGTGAGTTTGAGCAAAAGAAGATAATGTCCTCCAGTGATGTGTATGATTACGCAAAGCAGTTCTATTCCGATGATTTGCTTATATATGAAAGCTCATTCATTGTGCTTATCAATAGAGCAAACAAGGTTCTCGGTTATGCCAAAATATCTCAAGGTGGAGTTGCAGGAACAGTTGTTGACACGAAAATAGTGGCAAAGTATGCGATAGAAAGCTTATGCGCTGGTGTCTTTTTCGTTCACAACCATCCATCTGGCAATGTGAAGCCATCAACGCATGATATACAGGTTACCGACAAGTTAAAGAAAGCTCTTTCGCTGTTTGATATAAAACTTGTTGATAGCATAATCATATCCGATAACTCGTTTTACTCTTTTAGTAATGAAGGTTTATTATAGTTCTGATAATGAGATAAAATATATTTCAAATTATTTGTTTTTCAAATAAAATTAGTATATTTGCATCCAAAGCGTATGAAGATGTACGCCACGGAACTTGTCGTAAAAACTCATTGCTCTAGAATGTTTTTAAGTTCTACGGAATAGTCTGCTGGCATACGTTTGCTACGCAGGCTATTTTTTTAAAATCTTAAATTCATTGTACAATGGACAGAAAACAACAAGTTTTGTTGAGATTGAAACCGAAAGTGAAGGCGTTCGGGTTCAATAAAAAGGAGTTAATGAGTGTCGCTGCCAAGATTGCCGACAATCTAACCTCCGCAGATGATGCCTCCGATGAGGATGTAAACGCAGAGATTGAGACAGCTATTGATGCGGTTCTTCCCTACCTGCAAGTCAGCCAGTCTTTCGCCAATCGAGTAATCGAAGAAAATCGCAAAAAGAATGACGACGACGAAACCGATGACGACGATGACGATGACTCATCGAATACTACCAATCGCCAGACGGGTTCAAATAAGAAAAATCCCAAAAACAAAGGAAAGAATGATGATGCACCGGAATGGGTCAAGGGAATGATGCAAACCATCGAAACCTTGACTGATAAAATTTCTGCATTGGAAGGAGACAAAATCACGACGTCCCGAAAGGCGAAACTTGAGGCTCTCCTTAAGGATGCTGGCACATTTGGCTCCCGTACTCTGAAAAGTTTCTCTAAAATGAGTTTTGAAAGCGATGAAGAGTTCGAAGAATTCTACTCCGAAGTTGAAGAGGATTTAAAGGCTTACAATCAGGAACGCGCTGACGCCGGTCTTTCCACTATGGGAACAACACCTGATGCAAGAGGAAGTAAGCCGAAAGAAGACGAGCCATTCAGCGACAACGAGATTGATGCAATGGCTGATATTTTATAACAACTAAAATCAAATTAAAAATGAGTGTGATTGATGTAGGTTCTATGGAATCGTTTGGGTTTGGGAACGACCCGATTGTTATCCGCAAATACGTAGCAGGTATTAAAGGCGGTAAAGTTTTGGATGTAAGCAATTTCAAAGGAGAGTTTATCCGTGCAGGGCATGTGATTATTCGTGATACAGAATCCGACACATACAAGCCTATGCCTGTAAACTCCAACGGAGATGCCTATGAGACATTGCCGGAAAAACATGAGTATGTAGGTGTATGCTATGCAACCAAATCAGTAAAAGAGCCGTTCGTGTCTATCATGCACACTGGAGTGGTAAACGATGCTGCCGGACCCTATCCTTTGGATACAATCAAATCGGCTCTGAAAGCAGCTATTCCGACACTTGTTTTTGAACACGACTAAAAATGGAGGTATAATTTATGAATGAGTCATTATTTCAAAAATACGTTGCCAAATTCTTCCCTAAACTGCAACGGTTAATCGAAAAAGTAAACGGCAAGAGAAACAAAAAACTCACCTATCTTCACAAGGGAGATAATGCCATGTTGCGTACGGAATATTCTCCGGACAACAAATGGGAAAGCACTTCTGTCAATACGACCTATGTGGCAGCTGACTTCGTGGCTGTAGATTCCGAACTGCCGGTTAAAAGCCGTGATAGCATTGCATCAGCCAACGGAAAGCTGCCCAAAATCGGTATGTCCAAAATCCTGAAAGAGTCGGACATTAATAACATCAATGTGATGGAAGCGCAGGGTGGTAATGCAAAAGTCATCGCTGGCAAACTTGCCAATGATGCTGTCGCTTGCTCAGTCGGTATTGATGAAAGGAATGAATACAACTTCCTGTTTGCTCTATCCAACGGATATGTAGCCATTAAGGACGAGGATACCCCCAATGCCCTACTGCGTTTGAACTTCAACTATTTGAAAGAAAACACCTTTGGCGCCACCGCAAAAGATGAAATTTCTCTTGAGGACATCAAACGGGTTATTGCCAAAGCTGATGCAGATGGTAATTCAATCATTGAGATTTGCATTGCCAAATCCGCTTACGACAAACTAAGACAGACGCAAGGAGCAAAAGAACTTGTAGCTAATTATACCGGACAATCATTCACTCCGGATACGGTTCTTCCCACTCCTACCGGTGCTAAATTCAACGAGGCCTTTGCTGATGATAACGGTGGCGTCACGTTTAAAATCATTGACCGCTCTGTCATTTTTGAAGAGAACGGTAAAAAGCGTTCTATTAAACCCTGGAACGCCAACAGACTTATTTTCATCTGCAATGAAGTTGTCGGGACTTTGGTTTATGGGCGATTGGCAGAGCAGACCAATCCTGTCAAGAATGTTATTTACAAGCTTGTAGATACCTTCAAGCTGATATCCAAATACTCGCTCGTAAACCCATTGCGAGAGATAACTTCCGGTCAGGCTTTTGTAGCCCCTATTATCGAGGATGTGGACCAGATTTACGTTTACGATTTCTCCGAAGCACAAGAAGTTGACACCGCAGCAGAGTCCAAAGACAGTGGCGATGCGAAAATCACCGTTTGGGGAGCAACTTACAAGAAGCCCGAGTTTGTTGTTGAACTGAACAAGATTTCCGGTGGCAGACAGACTGCAACAACCGACGATAACAAGGTGATAGCTCGTGTCAACGAACTGAATGACGCTGAAGAAGAAGCCCTGAAAGCGGCAGTAGAACCCCATAAAGCTACTGAATAGGTATGAAAACTGTAATGCAGGCACTGCAAGATGAAGTCCACTACAAACTAAGTAGTGGCTTCTTCGAGAATCGTTTGCTTGAAAGAGGTCTTAACGGTGGTGACGAATGCACCATTGATACCTTCCAAAGCAGACAGTTCAAAGGTGCTGTTGCCGATTGCCTTATAAGTCTTATCCAAGCCCCCAACTTCACGGAAGGCGATGTGTCTTTCAGTCAGACTGACAAGGACAAGATACTGACTTTGGCGAACAGAATCTACAATTCAATAGGTGAAGCGGACAAAGTGACCGGAGAGCCTATTGTTTATATAGGAGGATAACGAATGATACTTGACCATAGACCACACAGACTTCAATACCAAGTGACCACCCCTGGATATGAGGATGATAATGGAGACTACCACGAAGGCAAGAGCCGTTACGTAGGCTGCATTCCATGCCGTCATGTTCCGAACGGGAAAGCGGAGGAAAGGGAGTTTGAGGATGGCGTGGTAAGGAAGTATTCGGCCGTTATCCGTCTTGATGCTGATTGTAGGGAGTTTGCCATTGGCGATAAAATTAAACTATCCCTTCTAGGAGGTGTTGAGCTTGAGTATAAGGTCAAAGGCTTTCATCGCTACCAACTTTGCACGAAGCTATGGGTATAAGAATGACAACACTAATGAGCGAAATTAACGCAGCCATACAAGCAGAAGCCGAGCGTGTGGAAATGCTTACAATACGAGCGTTGGCATATCTTGGTGAGAAATGCGTTATAGAAGCAAGGGATAGACCGCAGGAAGCAAGCTGGTTCGACCAGTCGGGAAACTTGCGTAGTTCCATTGGTTATGTAATCGTTCATAACGGCAAAATCATCAAGTATTCAGAGTTTAACCAAGTCAAGCAAGGCACTGATGGAATCAAGGAAGGTAAAGAGTTGGCGAAAGAACTCGCGAAACAATATACAAGCGGTTACGCTCTTATCGTTGTCGCAGGAATGAATTATGCCGAACTTGTAGAGGCCATGGACAACAAGAATGTACTTGCTTCTGCTGAATTGTTTGCAAGAGGTGAACTTCCTAAGATGATGGTAAAACTTAAAAATCAACTCGCACTATAATGAAGTCAGACATTGAAATCAAGGATGATATTTATAAATTCATCAAAGGTTCTACCCTTGAAAAGGCTGTTACCGGGAAGTTGAAGAAAACAAGACGTCCTGCCAATTCTGATAAAGAGGATATTGTAATCTCTATCCTTGACAATAAAACAGGTCAAATGCAGGAGGCTTTTGTAAATGTGAATATATATGTCCCTGATGATATGCGTGACGGTCAGGCGGAAGAAAAAACAATCCGTTTGCGTGAGCTGTGTAATATTGCATATAACCTTCTCGAAGTAGGGCATGGAGAAAGCTACCGCTTCACGCTTGATAAACAAAGGGTGCTTGAAGTGAACGGTAAAAACGAACACTTCATAAATAATAAGTTATTGTATAAACAAGTAAACGAATAAAATTATGTCAGTATTATCATGGGGTAAACCCACAATTAAAATTGGTAAGTTGCAAGCTAATGGAGAAGCCCCGCAGTCTTGGATTGATATTCCTACTCCTGTTGAGAATTCAACAAAGTTGACACCAACAAAAGGTAAGAAGGTTGAAGCCAAAGTTGAAGGAGGGGATAATGAAGATGTGCGGTATGGAAAGAATACCTATGCTTTTGAGTTTGAGATTCGAGCAGCGAAAGGAAGAAAGAAACCCGTTGAAGACGATGATGGTGTAATTGATGGAGAGTATGCTGTAAAACTTCAACCTGAAGACCCGACGATAGAAGGCATCATTATTGATAGAGGTACGTTGTCTATGGAACCGACATATGATACTGAAAATGGTACGAAGTGGAAGTACACTCTTGATGCAGTGAAGCCTAAAACAGGAAATACCGTTAAATTTGAAGTTGTGGATTTTAGCGGTGCCGGCAGCCTGAAAGTAGTCATCTCTGATGATGGTGGAGCCGGCATGTGGAAATTATCCACCGAAAGCGACTGGCATAAAAGCGGTGTGCAGGTATTTGCGACTAAAGGTAGTGTCACCATCCAGTACAAGGATGTAAGCGGCAAGACCAAACCGACACAGACATCTGCTACTATTAAGGAAGGAGAACTCGTTGAGGTTGCAGCAAAGTACACTGCTGCAGGTTGATGAATTTTTCAAACGAGTAATGGCAAGCGGAATTAGACGCCCTTTGCAGGTTGGAGGATAAACCTGCTATATGCAGAATTGGCGTAGTGAGAGCATGCATGTTATCGCATAATGGAATGGCTTGAATCCGCTGTTCTGCTCTAATATTTTGCAATATGAAAGATAATAAATGTATGGAGATGGATATTGCCGATACCATTATGGAGAAGCCTATTGGTTTTAGTATTGGTAGTCGGTATTTTTATATATATCCTCCAACACTTGGAAAAACGTATTTATTGGCAAGGCTTTTTGATGAGCTTGGCGTCAATGATAAGATTGCGTCCACTAATCCTTATATGGAAGCATTAAGACTGTGTCAGACTAAAAGAAATGTAGTGTGCAGGATATTATCTTATTCCACATTCTTTAAAAGAAAAGAGCTTTTTAATAATCGCAAAGTAAATAGCCGGGCTGAATATTTTTGTGATAATTTGAATGTTGAAGAACTTTCAACCTTGTTTGTGCTTATCCTTACAGGAGATAATGTTGAATCTTATATCAGTTACTTTGGCATAGATAGAGAACGGAATGAACGTAAAAGAATAGCCAATGTAAAGAGAGATAATGCCGGTCTTACATTTGGAGGAAATAGTACATACGGGACATTGATAGATTTTGCCTGTCAGCGTTATGGATGGACCATGAATTATGTTGTGTGGGGGATTAGTTATGCTAACCTGAAAATGCTATTGGCAGATGCTATCACTCCCATTTATTTAACAGCCGAAGAAAGAAAGAAGTTAAATATCTTTGATAATAAAGAGCGTATTAATGCTGATGACCCTAAAAACCGTGAGTTGATAAAAGCCATGCTTGAGGATTAAGATTGTATAACTTGTATGACAAAATTTAAACCATGTGATGTTGCATGGCACTTTATAAATCGAAAAGACATATGGCAGGATTGCACTTTGATATAACAGGAGATAACTCCAACTTTCTGCGCAAACTCGAAGAAACGCGCAATGGAGTACGCACTACATCCAAACAGATAGAAGAAAGCGGTATGAGCATCGAGCAGATGTTTGGACGTATGACTACTGCCGCAACAGCATTCGGTATCAGTTTAGGAGCCAAACAGCTTATTAGTGATATTACACGAGTGCGTGGTGAATTCCAGCAATTGGAAGTTGCCTTTAATACCATGCTTGGGAGTAAAGAGCAGGCAAATACATTGATGTCCCAATTGGTTTATACTGCTGCAAAAACACCTTTTGACTTACAAGGTGTTGCCAATGGCGCCAAGCAGTTGCTCGCTTACGGAACTGCCGCAGAAGATGTCAATGAAACCTTAATCAGACTCGGAGATATAGCTTCCGGGCTTTCCATTCCCTTGAATGACCTTGTTTGGTTGTATGGTACTACCATGACGCAAGGGCGGCTCTTTACCCAGGACTTGCGCCAGTTTATGGGACGTGGTATTCCATTGGCAGACGAGCTTGCCAAACAGTTCGGAGTGACTAAAGATAAGGTTGGCGAACTTGTAACAGCCGGAAAGGTTGGTTTCCCCGAAGTGCAGAAAGCTATCGAAGCTATGACTGATGAAGGTGGTAAATTCGGCGGTCTAATGGAGGAACAATCTAAAACTATCACCGGGCAGATTTCAAATATAGAGGATGCAATAGCTACGGCATTCAACAAGATAGGTAAAGAAAATGAATCCATTATCAATAGTGCACTATCTGGCACAGCCTACCTTGTTGAACATTGGGAGAATGTCGCCATCGCCATAGAATCTGCCGCTGTTGCTTATGGCACGTACAAGGCTGCGGTTATGACTGTCGCTGCAATACAAGGAGCAGAATCTACATTAAAAATAGATGCCGAGATTGGAGGATTACAATCCCTGCTTGTCGTTAAGGAAAAATCTAAAAACGCAGACTTGGAAGCCGCTGTTGCCAGTGGCGCACTCACAGAAGCTAAAGCTATGCAACTCGCATCACTAAGGGAGGAACTTGCTACGCGTTTGTCTGTTCTTAAATTGAAAGAAGAAGAAGCCATTGCAGAACACGCGTCTGCATTGGCTGCTTTCGACGCCGCCAAACAAACATCCGATGCGGCCAATGATAAGCTTGAAAAGATGAATGCTTTGTATGAAGCGGCGTTAGCCCAAGGTGATGCTTCTTATGAACAGTATGCTATGGACCAATTACAGACAGCTTCTGTCAATGCTAACACTGCTTCCACGGCATTGAATACAGCGGAAAAAAATCTGAATGCTGCATCATCCAAAAGGAAGGCTGCATCCGAAGCCGTTGATGCTATGGCTACACAAGCGAACACCGTTGCCAATCATGCGAATACAGCTTCAATGAATATAATGAAGTTGGCTGGTATCCAGTTAACTACAATGTTAAAGGGTATGTGGGCTACATTGATGGCTAATCCTCTCATGCTTGTTGCCGGTGCTGTTACTGGGCTTGCTTTTGCTCTGTATAAAGTCGCTACTGCCGAAACGGAAGCAGAAACAGCTACCCGTATGTATAATGAAGCACTCGATGAGCTACAAAAAAAACAAAATGAATATAAAGACAATATAGATAAACTCATCAAAGCCATTGAGGACAATAACAAATCAGAAGGAGAAAGGCTACAAGCTTTTGAAGCGTTGAAAGCTGAATATCCAACTGCTCTCAACAATCTTCTTACCGAAGCAGAATATTTAAAGGAGATAGCGAAGTACAAAAAGCTTATTGCAGAAGAGGATAACAATCGGGCAAAGCAATCCGATATTGAAACACTTGAAGAAGCAAAGCGAAAGCTCGAATATTACCAACAAGTTCGCAGAAACGGCACTTCCACTACTCTTGTTGATATGGACGGTAATGGATGGGCTACCGACAATGTCGAGGATGCAATCAAGGCTCAACAGGCAATAGTTAATAAAGCTATTGCAAAAGTAGCTAGTCATGATGTCACTTCATTTCTTGTCAATATTCATAATATGAAGGACAATGATATTATTTCTGTTATCAACGCCATTAACTTGTCATTGAAAGCAATAGGCAAGAATGGAGATGAAGCTATTGCCATAGTTGCAGAACTTGGCGGAGAGTTTTCCAAAACTCAACTTTCCACCATTAAAAATGCTCTTGAAACTGAACAGGAATCCCGGTCCGGTGAGAAGAATACAGGCAAAGGGTGGATTGAGAAATATAAGAATAACTATTTGAATGCCAAGAAAGAACTTGATAATTTTCTCAATACCGAAAACGAACTGACAGAATCCGAGTATGAAAAGAAATTAAAGGAACTCACTGAAAAGAAAGATGAAGCTGAAAAGAAATATAAAAGCGTTGGTGGCGTAACAGGCAGCAAAGCTGATAAACAACAGCTTGACCAGCTTAAGCAACAAGAACGATTTGTTGGACAGCTTCTTTCCCTTCGTCGTAAGAGTCAGCAGGATGAGATCAATCTGATGGAAGATGGGACAGAAAAGAAGTTGGCGCAGATTGATTTGGACTATCAGAAAGAACTGGACGCTATTCGGAAGCAGGAACAGGAATGGACAAAAGCCAATGGTGGAAAACTTACTCAGGAACAATTTATACAGATTTCCCTTTCATATTCGCAGGCAGAAAGTAAGCGTGACAAATCAATTTCCGATTTGAATAAAGAAAAGTTTGAATCCGACAAAAAGGCTTGGCAGGAATACTTCATCGAGTTTGGCAACTATCAAGAGAAACGAAAAAACCTTGTGCAGAAGTATGATGATGAGATAGCCAAGCTGCACACAGATAGTCCTGAATACGCTATCAAGGTAGCCGAAAAGAATCAGGCTGTAGAACAACTGGATGAACAGTTTGGTCACTCCGCAAAGGCAATGGCAGACCTCTTTGAAGACGCTGGCAATAAATCGGTATCTGCCATTCAGACTATTATTGACAAGTATGAAACACTTGTCAAGTACATGTCTGGTACAAAGGAAAGTGACGGAACGAATGTTACACTTGACGAATTGAAAGCACTCGGATTCACTGATAAGGATATTGAAAAGATAGAAAAGGGTGAAATCTCCATAAAGGATGTAACGGATGCAATCAGGGGGCTAAAGGATGAGCTGAAAGGCAAATCACCGTGGCAGGCTTTCGTCTCTGACCTGGAGAAAGGGATAGAAGCCATAAAAAAGGGTGGCAACGATTCCAAGAAAGTCGGTCAAGGCATCACCGATATAGGAAATGCCGTAACGTCTTTTGCTCCCGCGCTGGGTGAGTTCGGCACTAACATCGCCAATATATTCGGTGCCAACGATTCCGCTATAACAGGAATTACCGATGCTTTAGGGGGATTGGGCACTACAGCCGCCGGTGTCGGTCAAATTATGTCCGGTGACATTGTGGGTGGTGCCATGAGTGCTGTCAGTGGAGTATCATCTGTTGTGTCTGCCCTTGACGGTCTGTTCGGTGCCGATTATTCCCATTATAACGAGATGGTAGAGCAATATAGCCTATTGAACGATATTTGGGATGAACTGATAGACAAAAAGTTGGAATACATCAACACATCTTACGGGGCTGAAGCTAATAAGGTAGGAGAGGAAGCCTTAGAATTGGCGGAAAAAAGTATTGAGAGTTACCGTATTCTTGGTAAAGAAAGACTGAACGCAGGTTCATCAGCTGGTTCCCACTCCATAGGTGTGCGAATTCGCAAGGGAATGTCCGAACAGGGATGGGAAGAAGCGCGCAAAGCTCTTAATGACGAACAGTGGTTTAAAGAAATCTCAACCGGAAGAATGGAAAGCCTGTTTGACCTTTCTACCGAACAATTGGAGAGACTTAAATCGGAAGCACCTACTTTTTGGGCTAAATTAGATGAGGATGTTAGAAATTACCTTGATAAAATTATCGATGGGGAAGAACGCATTGAGGGAATTCATAATCAGATAAACGAGCAGCTTACACAAACCACATTCGATGGTGTGTACAGTAACTTTATAGATACCTTAATGGATATGAAAGCATCGTCCAAAGATGCTGCCGAAGACATATCGGAATATTTCATGCGAGCTATGCTCTCCGAGCAGGTAGGCGCACTCTATCAGGACAAGCTAAAGAAGTGGTATGAGAAATTCGCAAAGGGTATGGAGGATGGTTCTTTGACGGAATCCGAAAGAAATGCGCTGAATGCTGAGTATATGGGCTACATTGAAGAAGCCATGAAACTGCGTGACGAGCTTGCCGCAGCAACCGGATATGATAAAATTTCGCAAGAATCAACATCGCAGTCAGCTTCATCCAAAGGCTTTCAGGCAATGAGTCAAGATACCGGCGAAGAGTTGAACGGGAGGTTTACAGCATTGCAGATTGCAGGAGAAGAGATAAAGAATGCTATGCTATCTATGACCGCTATAACTAACGACATATCCGTTTCTGTAAACACTAGTAATACAATTTTGACAGAGATAAAGAACTGTGCAATTTCTTCCAATGGCTATCTTGAAGATATTGCCAAATATACCAAAGAATTAATTGGTTTTAAAGAAATCATCACGAATATTGAAAATAGCGCAAAAGCTATGGTAAGTAGATAA